ACCAACGTTTGAAACAGAAGTGAAACTTGTTACTAAAGCTGATGATCCACAGAAATTGGTTTATGGCGTTGTCTACGCTCCCGATGTTGAAGACAGTCAAGGCGACTTCATGGATGCTGAGACAATCGAAAAAGCAGCTCATGGATTCATGGCTGATTATCAAAAAATCGACAAGCAGCATGATTTTACAACGAATGCCGGTAAAGTAGTAGAAAGCTATGTGGCTCCTGTTGATATGACCGTTGGAGAAACCACAATTGCAAAAGGAACTTGGGTACTTGTTACCAAAGCGACTGACGAAATGTGGGAATCGATTCAAAAAGGCGAATTTACAGGCTATTCATTGGCTGGTCAAGCTGAGGTTCAAGAGGTTTCGAAAGCTACAAAAGATAATTTCGACAACTCAAAAACATACCGTGATATCAATGCTGCATTAGATGCGTTTCGTTCCGCTACATGGTCTATTTTAGATAATTACACAGAGAACGATGTGGACAAATTGGCAGATATCCAATCGGAAGTAAAGGAATTATCACAGTTAATTAGTACGATTAAGCCGGTAATTAAATCTGAAAATACTAGTAATAAAGGCTTTGCACAGGCTATTAAGTCCGTTGTTAAGTCTATTTTTGTACCCACAATCAAGGAGGATGAAGAAATGACAGAAGAAGAATTGAAAAAAGTCTTAGCTGAAGCTTTAGAACCAATCAGCGAACGCTTGGATGCACTGGAAAAAGTTGAGCCTCAGGCAAAGGAGGATGACACAGAAGACGAAACGGATAAAAAGAAAGACGATAAAGTGACGTCCGATAGTGAAGCAGTAGCAAAAGCGGTAGCTGCAGCAATTGCACCACTAACACAAAAAGTTGAACAATTAGAAAAATCTCGAATCAGTAACGTTTCTGAAACAAACTATCAAACTGAAACAGTGAATAAGTCTCAAGTGCCTAGCTACGTTGATGCTGTATTCCCAGTTTCTGAATAAAAGGAGGAAAAAATAAATGACTTTATCAAACGAAGCAATTTTAAAACAGTTCCAAGATGTAATTAAAGCGGGTAATAACGTGACTTTGCGAGACGATAATGCACGTTCATTTTTGATGGACGCTGTCGGCAACGCTAACACATTAGCTAAGTTGTATCATCATTTTGCTAAAAGCGGTACTGGTTCCATTGATA